CTGGCGATCGGGCGCGCCGCAAGGGGTCATTCCTGACGCGCTTCTACACCAACCCGAGCGGGCCGCTTGTCGATGACGACGGCGAGCCCACCAGGCTGGCCAAGGCCGCCAACGCATGGGGCGAGCCGGTGCCGCGCACCGCTGCTGCGGCCTCCCGCCTGGCCGCCAAGGGGCGCAACCTGCTCGAGAAGTACAAGCTGGAGAAAGACGAATGAACTACGCCAAGGACGCGCCGGGCGGCAAGCGCCTGACCCCGGACGAGATCATCAAGCGCCAGGCGCTGGCCCAAACGAAGAAGGACGAATTCCAGAGCATCTACCAGGATGCCTACGAGTTCGCCCTGCCCCAGCGCCAGCTGTATGGCGTCTGGGAGGGTGGCAGCACCGGCAGCAAGAAGATGCAGCGCGTCTTCGACTCGACGGCCATCAACAGCACGCAGCGCTTCGCCAACCGGCTGCAATCGGTGGTGTTCCCGCCCCAGCGCAAGTGGTGCAAGCTCGACCCCGGTTTGGACATCCCTGTGGATCGCAAGCCCCAGGCCCAGGCGATCCTCGACCTGTATGGCGAGAAGATGTTCGCCGTGCTGCGTCAGTCGAATCTGGACATCGCCATGGGCGAGTTCCTGCTCGACCTGGCGGTTGGCACCGCCTGCATGATGGTGCAGCCCGGTGACGACGTGAGTCCCATCAACTTCATCCCGGTGCCGCTGTTCCTGGTCACCTACGAGGAAGGGGCCAACGGCCAGGTGGATAACGTCTACCGCCGGATGCGCATGAAGGGCGAAAGCATCCAGCGCCAATGGCCCGATGCGAAGCTGCCCGATGAGCTCAAGCGACGCATCGAAGACAAGCCGACCGACGACATCGAGCTCCTCGAGGCCACGATCTTTGACCACGCCCGAGGCGACTACTGCTACCACGTCATCGACAAGGCCTCCAAGGAGGAACTGGTCTACCGTCGCAAGCGCTACAGCCCCTGGGTGATCTCGCGCTACATGAAGGTGGCCGGCGAGATCTACGGGCGCGGGCCCCTGATGACGGCCCTGCCCGACATCAAGACCCTCAACAAGACCATTGAGCTCCTGCTCAAGAACGCCAGCCTGGCGGTCTCCGGGGTCTACACAGCCGCCGACGACGGGGTGCTGAACCCCAACACGGTGAAGATCGTGCCCGGCGCGATCATCCCGGTGGCGCGCAACGGTGGCCCCCAGGGCCCTGCCCTGCAGCCGCTGCCGCGTGCCGGCGACTTCAACGTCACGCAGCTGGTCATCAACGACCTGCGCCAGAACGTCAAGCGCATCCTGCTGGACGAATCCCTGCCGCCCGAGAACATGAGCGCCCGCTCGGCCACTGAGATCGTGGAGCGCATGAAGGAGCTCTCGCAGAACCTGGGCTCGGCCTTCGGTCGCCTGGTCAACGAGACCATGATCCCTCTGGTGGCCAAGATCCTCGAGGTCATGGACGAGCGCGGGCTCATCGAGCTCCCGCTGCGGGTCAACGGCCTGGAGGTCAAGGTCACCCCGGTTTCGCCGCTGGCCAACGCGCAGGCCATGGATGAGGTCAACGCGGCGCTGCAGTTCGCGCAGCTGACCCAGCAGATGGGTGCCGAGGGCACGGTGGCCATCAAGTTCGGGGACATGATCGACTACCTGGGCGACAAGCTCGGGGTGCCGGCTGCGCTGCGCAATGACGCGGCCGAGCGCGCCTTCCTGCTCGAGCAGCAGGCCCAGCAGCAGCAGGCCATGATGCAGGCCCAGATGATGGCTCAGCAGCAGGCGGCTGCGCCCCAGGGAGCGCCGGCATGAGCGGCTGGGATGACCTCGAGGCTGCGCCGCCTGCAGATGTCCGCGACGTAGGCCAGCAGCGCGACGACCTGGCGCGCCTGTGCCTGCGGGTGTTTGCGGATGAGGACGGCCAGAAGCTCATGCGCTGGCTGGTCGATATGTACGTCAACGTCCCCATCGCTGCGCCGGGCGTTGACGCATCGCACGCTTACTTTGCCGAGGGGCAGAGGAACGTGGTGCGTGATCTGATGGCGCGCATCAACCAAGCGAGGAAACTTTGAGCGACACCAACGACCAACCCGGTGGCGACACCGGCCTATTGGATTCGGCGACCGTCGAAAACCCCGATCAACCGCAAGAGCCGACCAAGGCCGAGATCGACCACAAGGCTGCCGACCCGGCAGCACCCCAGACGGGCGCGCCCAAGCTCAAGCCCGAGTACCTGCCCGACAACTTCTGGGACGCCGAGAAGGGCGAGGCCAACTACGAGGCCATGGCCAAGAGTTGGGGCGACCTGCGCAAGATGGTGTCCCAGGGCAAGCACAAGGCCCCAGAGGGCGGCAAGTACGACACAAGCGCCCTCAAGAGCCAAGACCTGGAGAACGACGCGCTAGCCAAGGGCTATGTGGGCTGGGCCGCAAAATGGGGCATCTCGCAGGCAGCATTCGATGAGCTTGCCACTCAGTTCAACGACATCGCCACGTCGATGATGCCCGAGCCGGTAGACCCCGGCGCAGAGCTCAAGCAGCTGGGCCCCAACGGCCAGGCGGTGGTCAACGGCATGGTGGACTGGGCTCGAGGCCTGGTGAACAAGGGCGTCTGGAGCAAGGACGACTTTGAGGAGTTCAAGGTCATGGGCGGCACCGCCAAGGGGCTGCGTGCGCTCATGAAGATCCGAGAGGCTTACGAGGGCCGGGTGCCCATCGAGACCGCGCCCATGGAGGGAGCCCCTACCAAGGAGGAGCTCTACCAGATGGTGGGCGATCCCAAGTACAAGACCGACCCGGCCTTCCGACAGAAAGTGGAGCGTCTGTTCCAGCAGCACGCCAATTAGGTTGTGTCTCCTCCTGCCTTGATGGCAGTTGCCTTGCCCGGCCTTTGTGCCGGGCTTTTTTTCATTCCCCAAACCTACCGCTTGCACTTTTGTCAAGTGGCAATACAATCGCAGCCAGGCTAACCGGGAAACCGGCCCTGACCGCAGCGAGATGCTGACGACTGGCTGACGCAATCAGCAAGCAAAGGCCCAGGCAACTGGCTCACCGACGCGACAAACCTGACCCCTAATCAACCGAATGAGGTAATCAAATGGCTGTGTCTCTCTCGAACGCCTTTGTCACCCTCTTCGACGCTGAGGTCAAACAGGCTTACCAGGGCAAGGCCATGCTGGTGGGCGCTGTGCGTCAGCGTCGTGGAGTCGAAGGCTCTACCGTTCGTTTCCCCCGTGTCGGCCGCGGCGTTGCTACCGCTCGCGTGACCCAGACCGATGTGACGCCGATGAACGTCGGCTTTAGCAACGTGACCTGCACTCTGTCCGATTGGAATGCCGCTGAGTACAGCGACATCTTCTCGGCGCAGAAGGTCAACTTCGATGAGCGCCAGGAACTGGTGCAGGTGGTGGGTGCCGCTATCGGCCGTCGTCAAGATCAGCTGATCCTCGACGCGCTGAACGCTGCTTCCAGCACAGGCACGGTGGCCAACAGCATCGGCGGTGCCAACACCAACATGAACATCGCCAAGCTCCGAGAAGCTGCGCGAATCATGAACCGCAACAACGTGCCGTCAGAAGGCCGCAACATCATCATCCACGCCAACTCGCTGAACGCGATGCTGGAGCAGACCGCTGTTACGAGCTCTGACTTCAACACCGTGAAGGCGCTGGTTCAGGGTGACATCAACCAGTTCATGGGCTTCACGTTCCACGTCCTGGGTGACCGTTCTGAGGGTGGCCTGCCCATCGACGGCTCGAACGACCGCACGCTCTTTGCCTTCCATAAGGACGCCATCGGCTACGCCGAGGGTATCGCTCCCCGGACGGAGATCAACTACGTCGCCGAGAAGACCAGCTGGCTGGTTAATGCTCTGTTCTCGGCCGGTGCGGTTGCCATCGACTCCGAGGGCATCGTGAAGATCACGGCCCGCGATACTGCGGCTGCCGCCTAATAGGAGGGTTGAGAAATGCCTTTCGTTGCTGACAACTTTGTCACCGTGGGTGGCCAAATGAAGGCGGGCAATGCCCCCCAGATTTTCAGCTACCAGACTACCGACGCCGCAGCGGACGTGGACACCAGCGGCTACTTCAATGCCGTTGCATCCATTCTCAAGGTGGGCGACATCATCTTCCGCACGACGCTGAGCGCCGGATCCGTGTCTACCGCAGGTATGCACGTTGTGATGACTGTCTCTGCCGCAGGCGTGGTCAACGTGTCTGACACGACCGCCCTGACGGTGACCAACACCGACTGACAGCAGTCGGCACAACAAGGCCAGCCCCTGAGCAATCGGAGGCTGGCCTTTCTCACATTGAGAGGTTCCAATGGCTGCAGGCGATACCGGCGTGACCATCTGCTCCGATGCGCTGCTGATGCTCGGCGCGAAGGCGATCTCGAGCTTCAACGACGGCACCGACGAAAGCTCGGTCTGCGACCGCCTGTACCCCGACATCCGCGACTCCGCGCTGACGATGTACCCGTGGAGCTTCAACACCAAGAAGATCCAGCTGGCCCGTCTACTGACGGCACCTGGCTCTGTGTGGCGCTATGCCTACCAGATGCCTGGCGACCGGCTGGCCAGCCCGCGTGCGGTCTACGCCTCGAGCGCTGTGGGCGCTCCTGTCTACAAGGACTACGAGATCCAGGGCGACCAGCTGCTGACCAACCTCGAGGCGGTCTTCATCGACTACCAGTACGAACTCCAGGAGTTCGCCTTCCCCAAGTATTTCGTGCAGCTGCTCAAGTACATGATGGCCTGGCACCTGGCCGAGCCGATCACCGAGCAGCGCGAGAAGGCGACCTACTGGCAAGGCGTGGCCCAGGGCGGCCCGGCCGAGAACGGGCGCGGAGGGTTCTTCCGGCAGGCCACCAACATTGATGGCCAAGGCCAGCCCTCGCGGGTCATCGAAGACTTCAGTCTGATCGCCGTGCGGAACTGAGATGCCTCGCTTCGTAGACATCCAGACCAACTTCAGCACGGGCGAGCTCGACCCGCTGCTGCGCGCCCGCGTAGATCTGCAGCAGTACAACAATGCGCTAGCCAAGGCGACCAACGTGCTCATCCAGCCCCAGGGCGGGATGCGCCGCCGGCCGGGGCTAAAGCACTTGGCTGAGCTCCCAAACACCAGCACCGCAAGTGCCGCCAACGGAGTGCGCCTGGTGCCATTCGAATTCAGCGTGGACGACAGCTATATGCTGTGCTTCACGCATCAGCGGATGTACGTCTTCAAAGACGGGGTGCAGATCACCGCGATCAATGGCGGTGCCAATCCGTATCTGACCACCAGCATCACGTCGGCCATGGTGGACGATATGTGTTGGACGCAGTCGGCCGACACCATGATCCTGGTGCATCCCGACCTGGCTCCGGTGCGCCTGGTGCGCGGCGCGAACGACGCCAGCTGGACGATCAGCACGATCACATTTGACAGCATCCCTAAGCACGCATTCACGCTGACGGTCACCACGCCATCAGTTGGCCACCTGACGCCCAGCGCTGTGTCGGGCAATGTCACCCTGACATCGCAAAACAGCTTCTTCACGGCAGCCAGCGTCGGGCAGTACGTCAACGCATCACCCCAGGGGCGAGCTCGCATCATCCAGTACCTGAGCGGCACCTCGGTGAACGCGGTGGTGGAGTTCCCGTTCTTTAGCACCGCCAACATCGCCCAGGGCAATTGGGAGTACGAGAGTGGCTACGAGGACGTTTGGAGCTCTGGAAAGGGCTGGCCACGCACGGTGACGTTCCATGAGGGGCGGCTGTACTTCGGCGGCTCCAAGAGCCGGCCATCGACCATCTGGGGCTCGAAGATCGGTTTGTTCTTCGACTTCCAGCCCACCGAGTCCCTAGACGACGACGCGGTCGAGGCGACGCTGGACACCAGTTCTCTCAACGTGATCGTGGACATGATCTCTGGCCGCGATCTGCAGGTCTTCACCACGGGCGGTGAGTTCTTCGT